CCATACTTATGATGTGGTTGGTAGTATGTTCCCTCAGAAAGAAATGGGCGGTGGTTCAGGATTAAAATATGCCGCTAGTTCCATTATCTATCTTTCTAGACGAAAAGAAAAAGATGGTACCGAAATCATTGGTAACATCATTCATTGCAAAAACTACAAATCAAGATTGACCAAAGAAAACAAAGTCGTAGATGTTCGATTAACTTATGACAAAGGTTTAGATAGATACTATGGTCTTTTAGATTTGGCGTTGAAATATGGTATATTCAAATCAGTTTCTACAAGAATTGAATTGCAAGACGGCACTAAGACTTTTGGAAAAACTATAAATAATAATCCAACTAAGTTTTTCACACCAGAAATACTAGAACAATTAGACGCTGTTTGTGCAAAAGAATTTAAATATGGAGATGTAATTGAAGAAGAATCTACCGAAACCCCACAAGACGACCAGTCCTAAACACCGAGATGATTATGTTTTTGTAGAGAAACCTGGAGAGGACTTTACAGGACTTAAACTGATTAGCGGTCCATTTGCAGGCATAGTCTACAAATATGGCAATGTAGGATTCAGACCTGAGTCTGAGGCGGTTGATGGTGCGTTGCCAATGGTATTTGATTATACAGTCATAGAAAACAGAATAGAGGCTGACACAGACAGTCAAGAATTTATCAATCATATCGGCGATATATTGGTCGTTTTGTTAGATGAAAAATTAAAAGACGAAGGACCAAGATACGATTAATGGAAAGAATTGAAACAACAGCGATTAGAAATCTAATCCACAACGAAGAATATTGCAGAAAAGTATTACCTTTTATTAAAGAAGAATATTTTAATGATAGATTAGAGAAGGTATTATTTTCAGAAATCAGCAAATTTGTCAACAAGTACAACAATCTCCCAACAAAAGAATCCCTGTCGATTGAAATTAATACGAACAAAAGCATTAGCGAAGATGAATACAAAAAGATAACAGAGATATTATCTACATTGAATCCAGAGCCAATTAATTTAGATTGGTTAGTTGAAACGACAGAAACATTCTGTAAAGACCGTGCAATACATAATGCAATCTTAGGCGGCATTCAAATCCTAGACGGCAAAGATAAAGAACATACTCCAGAATTTCTTCCGGAGTTATTGTCAGAGGCGTTATCAGTTTCATTTGACCAGAAGATTGGACACGATTACTTGCTTGAATCAAAAGAACGATATGATTTTTATAAAAGAAAAGAAGAACGCCTGGAATTAGATTTAGAATTCTTCAACAAGATAACCAGAGGTGGTATTCCATCTAAAACTTTGAACATTTGTCTTGCAGGAACCGGTGTCGGTAAAACAATGTTTATGACATCTATTGCTTCATCTGTTTTATTACAGGGCAAGAATGTGTTGTATATTACAATGGAGATGGCGGAAGAAAGAATCGCAGAAAGAATTGACGCCAATCTATTGAATGTTGGTATGAGTGATTTAGAAGAATTGCCATATAAGATGTATGAAACAAAGATTAACAAACTACAAACTAAGACAACAGGACAATTAATTGTCAAAGAATATCCAACGGCGTCTGCTCATGTCGGCCATTTCAAAAATTTATTGAGTGAATTAGCATTAAAGAAATCATTTAAACCAGATATAGTTTTTATTGATTATTTAAACATCTGTGCTTCATCAAGATTTAAGGCTGGGGCAAATGTTAATTCATACACATATATAAAAGCAATTGCTGAGGAGTTAAGAGGACTCGCAGTTGAATACAATCTTCCAGTATTTTCTGCCACACAAACAACCCGAGGCGGTTTTGTGAGTAGTGATATTGGTTTGGAAGATACATCTGAAAGTTTTGGTCTTCCGGCAACAGCAGACTTTATGTTTGCATTAATCTCATCTGAGGAATTAGAACAAAAGAATCAGATAATGGTTAAACAATTAAAAAATAGGTACAACGACCCAACGATAAATCGAAAGTTTATTATTGGAGTTGATAGGTCTAAAATGCGTTTGTATGATGTAGAACAAAAGGCACAAGAGGATTTGGTTGAAAGTGGTCAAGGCGACACAATAACGAGTAAATTTACCAAGAAACTTGGTGAGTATTCAGATTTTAAAATATAAACAAAGGAGAAACAAATGGCAATAACAATCAATGGTAAAGAGTATGATGAAACAACACTTGACAATAATGTTAAGAATTCTATTCTGCAAGTGCAAAACGCAAATCAACAGATTGCAAGCTTGCAAGCAGAGATTTTGAATCATCAAATTCTAGCACAACATCACAGTAAGTTTATTAATGATAATTTACCTGCTGATGAAGAAGCACCTACAGAGGAAGGTACTACCAATTCAGCTGAGGCGCCTACAGAAACGGCGACCGAGTAATGAGCGAAGGACAGAGTGAAAGATTCCATGAAATCTTAGATGTAATTAAAAAGCTACATGACGCTAAACGCCACGACTATGGAGATGATACCGATGTATTTGCTAACTTCAGACTATCAGAGTTAGCAGGTATATCTCCTTGGAAAGGTTCAGTCATTCGTATGGGCGACAAATATGCCCGAATAAGTAACTTCATAAAGAAAGGTGATTTTCAATTCAAAGAAGAAAGTATTAAAGATACTTTAATGGATATGGCGATATACAGCTTAATTACTATTATATTATATGAAGAAGAAATGTTTAACACCCATGTTAAACAATTTGAAGAAGGACTAGCTCCCACGATTGATAATTGGGAGAAAAATAACTCCAAATAATGCTTGACTTTCTCACCGTATTAATATATTATAGAGATATAAATATTGATAGGAGAGAAATATGGCAGAACTTAAAAAGGCCGACTTTGATAAAACCGCATCATCAGGGAAATATGCAGGTAATACTCGGCATCAAATAATCTTAGAAAAAATAAAAGCACAAGACCAATTTACGATTGGTAAAACTAATGCTGGTACAAAAATATATGGAGTTTCTTTAGATGCAGAAACTTGGCCATATAGACTTTCATATTCTGATAAGCCTGGCGGGCCCGCCGAAGGCAACCTAATAAACATAACAAAATTATTTAAAGACCCCGACTTTGGAGGTGGTGCAGGTTCTGGTGGCGGTGCTAAAGAAACTAGTTATACCGAATCTGGACAATGCTATTATACTTCATTAGTTTTTAATGTAATCAAAAGAAAATTAAAACAAATAGATTGTACACCTGAAAATTTAAAAGAAGCGGCCAAGTATGTTGATGCTACAATATCACTGGAAGATTTTATAAAGAATGGACCTCAGCCTTGGATTGATTCAGACATTTATAGAAGAACTGCAAATTTAATTTATAACAAATATAAAGGTAAATTTAAAACACCAGTCTATTGTCATAGAGGCTCTGCATTTATGAACAAGGTTTATAAGGCAAAAAAAGAAGTAATGAAGTCTGATAAGTTTTCTGCTCCAGGTTCATTCTCAAATGATAAGTGGAACCCAGGTGATATATGGTTATCATCATTACCACCGAAATCGCAACCACTTAAAGAATCAAACACTTGGGCAGAATTAAATCAGTCAGTTTTAGACTTGGCTGGCGAATTAGATAAACAACCAATCACATCATTGTTGGGGGTGTCGCTAAAGAAACTAGCGGGTAGAGGAAAAATTGATTATTATAATGCCGCTGAAAGAAAACATAACGCAGCTGTAAAATTTACAGGGTTTAGATTTGGTAAAACTGGAGATTTTTTCAGTTCAATGGACATATATTTACAGTTTGATGTTGCGGAAGTACAGTTAAGGGCATTTAATACTACAAATGCTTGGCAAGGAGAGATTAAGGGATTATCAGCCGCAGGCGGTAAAATTGGTGGTGGTAATTTAAATTACTATCTGGAGAAACACGCTAAAAAATCAATAGGATATTCTGACAATAATAGAGTAAAGGGCGCCGCCTGGAAAGAAATGACAGTCAGCCAAGTTGATTTTAACAAGATGCACACACTATATTTACAAATGAACGGACTACAATCAACTCGAGGAAAGAAATTACCAGTAGTGCCGTTTGATGAGTTTGTCGTAAGGGCAACGGAAAAAGGCAAGGGTTTTATATTCTCAAAAAATATGTGTCTAATGTTTATGAATTCGTTCCTTGAGTCCAATGCCAAAGCAAAAGCTGCTATATCTACTGATATAGTTCGATACGCCGCCTCAAATACTGACATATCCTCATTCTATATTAAAGTATATTAGTTGAATTCAATTCAACCTAAGTTGAAGGTTTCGACACCTAACGCCAACACCTAGACATAAAAGTAGTGTATAATATAACTATATTATAAATAATAGTGTAAATTAAATTAATGGACAAAGTGTAATGCAAGAATTTCAAGACTACTTAACAGAAGATAGAAACACACATCTCGAACATCTGGAAGACGAGATTATCAATAATGGAACCAAAGGGGCAAAAACTGCCATTGCGTTTCTAAAATCTATCAAACAAATGCTACAAGGGGGCAAAGGCGGCTCATCAATCTCGGTTAAATGGGATGGTGCTCCTGCTATATTCTGTGGTACAAATCCAGAGAACGGCAAGTTCTTTGTTGCAACCAAATCTCTATTCAATGTAACTCCAAAAATCAATTACACAAACGCAGACATCAAGAGAAATCATAGTGGTGCGTTAGCAGAGAAATTGATAGCTGCATTAAAATACTTTCCCAAATTAGGTATCAAAGGCGTCCTACAAGGTGACCTATTGTTCACTAGTGGTGATAAATCAATAACAAAAGTAGATGGAAAAGACTCAATTGTTTTTACACCGAACACAATAACATATGCTGTGCCTAAAGAGGGCGGGTTCTTAGGCAGTTCTCTTTATAAAAGAATTAATAGTGCAAAGATTGGTATTATATTTCACACATCATATTCTGGTAAAACAATCAAAGGATTGAGCGCAAGTTTTGGTGCAAGTGTTAGTGGCTTAAGTAAAAATAAAAGTGTATTTTTTGATGATGCAATGTATAAACAAACTAATCCTGGGTTTACAAGAACAGAAGAAATTGCGTTTGATAATATTCTAAGAATGGCAGAAGGTTCTGCTTACAAGGCAGGTGCGTTTATAGATAAGATTAAAAAAGATAAAGGTCCGTTGTCATTGGGCGTTCAGTTGAAAACATTTTTCAATACTTATATCAGACAAGGCACACCAATCACAAACACAAAAGCACTAGCAAATAACTTTGAAGTATATTTTATACAGAAACTACAAAAAGAAATTGACAGTAAAAAGACTCAAGCTGCGAAACAAAAATACGAAGAAATAAGAGAAGTTGGTATGAAAATACTAAGAGCAGACAGAGAAGGTTTATATTTTGCTATCGCAACATACATAACATTTCAATCAGCAAAAACAATATTGATGAACAAACTAAATAATATACAGAGTATAGGTTCTTTTTTAAGAACAAAGAATGGATTCAAGGTTACAAATCCTGAAGGATATGTAGCAATTAAAAAATCAGGTGCAGTTAAACTTGTGGACAGATTAGAATTTAGTCGTGCAAACTTTAACATGGCCAAAAATTGGGTGAAAGGATAATGGCAGACGAAGAAAAAAAAGAAGTTAAGACTACATACCATCCGGCAGATACAGACGGTGATGGCAAAGTAAGTAAAGAAGAACACGATATGTATTTAGAGTTCAAAAGAAAAGAATTAGAAGATGCAGATGCAATGCGTGATGCACAAAGGAAGATGACTTGGTTTGCATTGGGCGGATTATTGTTATATCCTTTTGCAGTAGTACTTGCAGTATTGGTGGGGTTAGACAGCGCTAGTAAGATACTAGGCGATATGGCGGCTACATATTTTGTCGCAGTTGCTGGTATTGTCGCTGCCTTTTTTGGCGCACAAGCATACAGTAAAAAAACAAACGGTAAAAAATGAAAACATTTAAACAGTTTGACGAAATTATCGACCTGAAGAAAGTAAAAAGAGGAAAAGACCCTCAAATATACGGATTTATAGTAGTTTCAAAAGATGATGTAGTAATTTATAGAGGAAGTAAATGGGAAGCCGAAAAGTTCCTAAAAAATAAGAACAATGCTTATCGATTAGGTAGAAAACATAAGAAAGTATATAACTCAAGACAACTTGAAGTGGGTGATAAGTGGAATCCAAAATTACAAGTCAAGTTTGACACAATGAAAGATATTGGCCATATGCAATCGGTTAATGTATAAACAAATGGAAAACAAATGAAAACATTTAGCAAATTCACAGAATCAATAATCGATATCCCAAGAAGGACTTATGCTCCTTCAGTATTTGATGATGCTGATACTAAAAATCCAAAGATAAAACCATCTGTAATCAAAATGATTGAGGACCAGTTGGCGGAATTTGAAAAAGAATATCCTGTTCTGAAATACACTTTGATTGGTTCTATACTAACAAAGAGATGGAGATTTGACGCTGATTTGGACATCAATGTTTTGTTTGATGTGCCAGAAGATAAACAAGAAGAAGAAAGGGTAAGACTTTCTAAGAAATATTTGTCTGCTTCAAATCCAGATAACATTCAAGGTATCGAAATAGCAGGAACAGAACATCCTGTCAATTACTATTTCATTACAGATAGAGAAACTTATGATTCACAAAACGGCAAGGCTGATGCTGTCTTTGATATTAAGGGTCAAAAGTTTATTAAACGACCAGAAG